GTTCTTTGGTTATGGCGGATACTTTTTGAGAGATCTTACCTCTAAGATTATTAAGTTTGACTAACTTATCACCAGCACCAATGACTTCTTCTTGCTCCTTTGTGAACTTGTGGATTTCCTCTTCGGTCTTGGCATTTTCTGTCATATAAACACCAACTTCATCATCCAACTTGGTGATCTTTTCCTTATTGGCATTAATATTGGCATGACCACGATTCTCTAACTCATCGATGAAGTTCTGCTGCATCTTCATCTTATCCTTAAGAGTTTCTTTCTTAAGGTCAAGAGATTTAATTTGCTCTTTCTTCTCACGGATCTTGTCCTTGATGAGAGCATTCATCGCAGAGAAGATACGAATATCCAACAAGTCTTCAATCACCTCACGGCGATTAGAAGTCGTCAGTTGCATGAAAGGAACAAAAGTGCTGCTACCCAGAATCACAATCTGAGTAAAAGACTTGTAATTCACCTTCAGAATACTCTCTTCCAGAATGCGTTGATTAGCACGATCATCTGCTTCCTTGTGAAGTGGAGTTCCATTCACCTCAATATCAAACACGTTTGGTTTGATACCACGACGCACAAGATATTCCCGATTATTGATAGAAAACTCAATCTCAACAACACACTCTTTCTCATTGGTAGTGTTTACCAATTGAGGTTTGTTAATCTTGCGGAATGGTTTATTAAAAAGAACAAACGTAAGGGCATCCAGCATAGTGGACTTGCCTGCTCCGTTTGTTCCGATGATTAGATTTGTACTGTGCTCTCGAAAATCAATTTCAGTCCAAGTGTTTCCGGTGGAAAGAAAATTCTTCCACTTAATTTTTTGAAAAGTTATCATTCAATCTAGGAGGAATAACGATATCGTCAGGAGTGATCACTGCATACTTGTAATTATAATGCTTACACGTCTTTATTGCAAGCTCATCGTCAACTTCAATTACATCCATTTCTTGGTCTTCATTGTCTTCAAGCATCATAGCGTAACGTTCGGCATCATCCTCATCTTCAAACAAAAACAAAACTTTGTGCCCATACTGGTCTTGAACCGCATAGGCACCGTCTTCTTTCTTATCCTTGATTGTGAGGAGAAACATTACTCTACTTCGCAAGCTTGTCTATACAAATCTTGGAAGATACCTTTGATCACATTTTTATCAAACTCAAATTCCGATTCGTCAATATAACGATTTAGAATAGAAATTGTGCTTTCTTCTTCGTCAATATCAAACTCTTCGCTTTCATGGACATCAAAGTTCTCAATAATTTTGAGTTCTTGAACTCCAACAGTATAAAGTTTATCAATGAACTTTTCAAAGTCTTTTGGTTTTGACTTTTTACGGACAATTACCTTGACGATTTTGTTTTCATACTCAGTCGCATTGAAGAGTTTGTAATTGGTATCCTCATAATAGATGTTATAAAATAATTTATAAGGATTGTTGATTGGGGTCAGAGTGAGGGTTTCCGTATCAAAAATGTGGAAACCACGAGTATCATTCACATCCGTCCAATACATCTCATAAGGATTTCCTAGGTATGAGATTCTTCCGTCTGACGATCGAGTGTGATAGTGTCCCGAGAAGACATGATCGAACTTCTCAAATAGTTTGCTGTCCAGACCGTGCTCCATGATGATTTGTCGATTAACTCGAAATCCTTGGAGTTCCAAGTGCCCCATCGCACACCTGCAAGAAGTCTTTTTGATAGTGTTGAGAGATAGTTCTTCATTTCCTTGATTGATCCACGGTAAAAATAAGATGTCCAGACCACCAACATTCACCTCTGTTGGTTGACTGTATGTTTTGATATTAGGGTATGTTTGTAAAAGAAGTTCTGGTGAATTTACTTCGTTTGTGTTCTTGTAGTATGTGTCATGATTTCCAATGATCATATGAACATCATACTTTTTAAGATGGTCAAACACAACCCTCTTTGACCATTCCAGACTTTGATAATCAATCGACTTACGACTATCAAAGGCATCACCCATATGAATAACTGCCTTTACTCCATGCTCTTCTAGGGCAGGAAAAAATACATTATTGTAAAATAGTTCGAAGTAATCGTGCAAATGTTTCGATCCTTTGCGGGCACCATAGTGCGTGTCCGTAATGATGGCGACCTTCATCGGTTCTTGTATTGGATATTGTCCTTGATCGTATTATAGTCCGAACTGCTACCAGAAAGCAAGCTATCGTCAACCATCATAACCTCATCAAATCCAGTTCTCTCAATGATCTTGGTCTTGATGTCTAACTGCTTCTTCTCCTTTTGGATTCGGCGGAGAAAAGCATAATGAATGATCTGCGTAAAGTAAGCAAAAGGATTCTTGGATTTCTCAGGATCAAAATTATGAATGTACTGGACGCAATTTTCGATTCCATCAGAAATCATATCCTCCCTAAACATATAGTTCACAAAGTTTGGTTTGTAAGAAAGATGCGTTGCAATCTTAAGAAAACATTCACCAAGATAATTTGGAATTGGTGGTTTACCTTCCCACTGCTTTGCTCTTTCCTGTTTCGGTTGCTCAGTGAGGTCTTTGTTGAAAACCTTCATGTAAGATCTTTCAACTCTAGACCGATAAACAATCATCGCTTCCAATAATTCTTTGTTGTTTACATAATGTTCTGTTTTCTTTTTAGGCATAGCATCGGACTCAATATAATATAAGTTGTTATTATTATACCATACTTTGTGGGCTTGACAACATTGGAAATCATGTGTAGACTACCTTTGTCCGGGTTGAAGAGTCAGCTCTAGCTTTCTATTGAGTTATTAAAGATATCTTCTAATTTCTTTCTAGCAGACTCTACCGAAGAGATATATCCCATCTTTCTAGAAGGTTTGGTAAGACCTGAGTTTTTATCTTTTGATGATTGATACATTCCCATATCATCATCCTCTTCATCATTAATGTAATTTGTGTAAATATCAATCAACCTATCATCAGTAGTTTCAGTCATAGTAATAATCCTATCAGGTTTTATAATAAAGATATCATCAGAAGACATCTCAATCCATGATTTAACTTTAATGTGCATTCCATGATGAGTATTATAAACTTTCATCGTAATTGGGTTTTGCAATAGAAGCAATGGATCTCCATCATTGTCGTCAACAGAGACCAATGATATTATTTCTTCACCAGATGTAAGTTTTATAATTGCGTAGAATTCGTCTCCCATTAGTTTTTTAGCGGTATGTTTACAATATCATAGTTAAAGTTTTCTTCGTTATAAACTTTTATTCTTTCTATTAGATGATTAAGGGTGTAATTTCTCCTAGACTTGTAGGAAATGTCGTCAGCAATATCATATAAAGTTGCTTTTGTCTTGTTATTGCCTTTTCTGAGGACTCTTCCAATACTTTGCAGATTTCTAATTCTGGACTTTGAAGGAGAAGCAAAAATAACATTGTGGAGATTCTTGATATTAATACCAGTAGAGAATGTTCCGTATGAAGCGACGATAATCGCGTTGTTTTCTCTTTCTGTAATCTCCCTTACTTTTTCTCTGTCTTCAGTTGCCACTCCACCATGAACGAAGAAGACATGACGTTGATCTGCCTTGGAGTTATTTATTAAATCGTATAAGGGTTGTCCGTGCCCTTCAACACGGGAAAATAATATGAGTGTATTACCTTTAAGATCAAGGGCAAGGTTACGTATAAACTTGTTTCGTCTGTCATGATTGATAATGTACTGAACTTCTTCTTCAAAATTTTCGAATCTATGTGCAGGGTGTTTCAATAGAAGCACGTTGATATCCAATTTGGCAACGTGACCCTTCTTCATCAGTTCTTCTGTTCTGATGATTTTGTAAGAAGGACCAAACAATCCTTCTAACACCCATTTATGAGTTTGTGTGCCGTCAAGTGTTCCAGTGAATCCAAATCTATACTTACAATCTGCAAGTTTAGACATTATAGATATTAAAGACTTAGACTTGAACTGGTGTGCTTCATCTCCAACGACCACATTAAATCTTGAAAAATATTTGCGAGGGAGTTTGTAGATGGACTGCCAGGTGGTGATAATCACCTGTGAGTCAGTCTCTCTTTCTTTTCCCGCGTATATTTTGTGGCAATATGAACCAACGTCCCAGCCATAGTCTGCAAAGTCTTTATACATCTGTTCTACTAGCGAAGTCGTCGGAACGACTATCAGAATATTTTGTCCTTTCTCAACGTAATATCTCACAAGAGAGTATATCATCAGAGACTTTCCAGAAGCAGTTGGGGATATCAACAACTTTCTATTATGTCTTAGGGCGTCGTATACTCCCTCTACTTGGTACTCACGGGGAGAATACTTGCAAATAGCATTCATATAATCTTTCACACCTTCCTTTGAGATGAAGTCATTAACCTCAAAAGGAAGACCATAGAATTTGTTATTAGCAAACTCATAGGTATATTCGTGGTTCTCACAGAACCTCGTCAGTTTATCCAATAACCCAACATATATCTCACCAGTCTGGGTATTGAACAAACGAATTTTTCCGTCCCAATACTTGTTACGGTATTGAGGCATAAACTTTGCTCCTGGAACCTCAAACGTAAACTGGTCTGCTAACTCATAGTAAACGTGAGGTTCCGCTTGAACTTGAAGGTATACTTCGTTCTTCTTCGATATAATCAAATGAGACATTATCCATAAGGATCACCTATGGATATTTATTCTCCCATCTTAAACGTATATTCCAACAACAACCTTTCGAAAAAGTCTTTTAGTTCTTCTAGTCTTTGCTTCTTATCTGGGCATGACACCCAGTTTTGTAAATGAAGACTTATTGACTCGTGGATCTGTCTTACATCTTCAATTCCCATATCCATTGAAATATAGGGAAGGTTTTCATCAAAGTCTTTTTCGTAAAGATGGTCGTCGTCCATTAGTTGAAACCTGCTTGGAAGCGATGCCACTCTATGGCATTCTTGATTTGAAAAGTTCTGTTTGAGATAGTTTTGATAATATCTTCAAGGAACTTCAACATCACATCATAGTATTTGATCTTGACGTTGATTCTATTTAACTTCTCATCAGCGTCTAGATGCCTCTGTAAGGCGTCTTTGTCTCTAACCTTATATGGGAAAGGTTCTTCTTCATAAACCTCTGCTGACGCTTTACCAGTGTAGTAATTGTACCTCTCAAGTCTTACCTTATTATAAGTTTCTTTTGCTTTCTCTCTGAGTAAAGTGATGGTATTATATACAGTGTGATACTTTGCATGAAGTTGAGGAATTTTTATAGATTCATCGTGTAAATTATCAGGATCGATCTGGGAATCTCTTTCCCACATCTCCTGAATTTGTTCGAGGTTCATAATGGTGTTCTATTATCAGGTGCTAATATATTATACACAGTATACTTGAAACTGACATCTGCTGTAAAGTACTCTTGATCAGTTTGAGTTGCATCAAATGATAGTGTAGACAGATCATAAGGAAACAAGTCCTTAAAGAAAATTTGGTACTTTGGAACAAGACTATTAGTCAATACACTAAGAGTTCCATCAGAGTAAATTTTATCCTGGTCTCCAGAATATCTACCAAAAATTTCTCCTGCCTTATCCAGGTCATCAAACTCAGTTAACCTTTCGGGATAACCTAATCCACGTATCCAGTTCTGTATTTCCATATAGTTTTTAAGATCTTCGTCCACCAAGAATCTTAAAGTCAGATCCCCAAACTCAATTTTATCTCCAGGTACTGGAATATTTTTTAAATATGTA